CTGAAGTCGTACCACCTGAACCGTCTTTAGAAACGGTGAGCGGCGAAGCCGTCGTGCCAAGATTGAACGCAGATGATACCGCGCCAGCAGTTGCGCCTTTGTTGGTCGCAGCAATATCTGGCAAGATATCGGTCAGAACGCGCTGGTCGATCTTGATCTTCATCTGCTCGGAAGCATCTTTAGACCACATATCCATCAACTTAACGTCTGACTGAACACGATCAATATCGTCTTCAACGCAAGCGAAGTACTCGCCTTTGTCGATGACAAGCTGAAGTTTAGGCTTGTCAGGATTTTCGACGACGAGGCTCTGGCCCTTGACGTAGTCACGGATCGTGATGTTCGGAATGGTACGGATGTTAACCGTATCACCCTGATTCTTGATCTCGCCTTCGTAGTCGGTGTTAGCGATAGCCGCGAGGACCGTCGCATCGTAGAAGTTTTCAATAAGCTTGCCTGACCAAATCTCAGGGATGAAGTTTCCCGAATAATTTGGACGGCCAGCAGAGACCGGATAAGACATGGAATAGCTCCACTTAACCTGTTGCGACTATACGATCTTCCCGCTGTGCAGCGAAAATATCGCGTTCAATTCGGTCGCGGTCAGCTTCTTTGCCTCGATAGATGCCTTTTCGTACGTCATCGAAGAACTTGGTAATGTCTGCGCGTGTGTACGTCTTAGCCTGTGATGCCGCCGGACCACTGCCATTACGGCTGCGACCGGGAGCTACTTGTCTATCGAGTTCGGAAACTGCGCTCCGAGGTGGTTGAGCAACTTGTTGGCTACCATTACCCTGCCAAGCATTGAAGAAATTTGCGACTCGGTACACATCCATGCTGCGTTGAGCATCTTCAAGATAGTCCTGCCGTGTAACCCCGGTCAGCGGGTCTACTTCCAAAAGCCAATCTAAGAAGTTCTGATCTGCATTGATGTCCCGCCAGTTGGGGATTCTTGCAGAAAGTTCTGCCCAAAATGACTGTTCAGATGTCTGCGCTTGTTTCTGTGCAACCTGTTCGACACGAGGAAGAACACTGACCTGCATCTGCCGGACCATATGTTCCAATTCCGCAATCTTGTTATCGCGGGCTGTAAGTGATTCTTCGGACACACGTCGCATGACCTCAAGCGAATCACCATATTCCTCAACATCTTTCTCGGTTATCAGCCGCTTATCATTAGCATAAGCCGGAGCCGGTGCTGCTGAAAGAGCTGAAAACAAATGCTCCATCTGGGTAAGTCGTTGGTTCAACTGCTGATTCTCAGTACGAAGCCGCACTGTATCCGCGTTGTACATACCCTGAAGTGTTTTATACCGTTTCTCGAAAGTCTCCTCATTATCCTTGTTACCCGCAGACTTTTGCTCGTTAAGTGCGGGTGCAGACGCTTCGTTCTCGACACTGTCGGCTTGCTGAACACTCTCTTGCGTACGACCTTCTGATTCTACGTTAGCCTCAGTAGTTTCAGTTTGGGTCTTCTGCTCTTCGAAATGTTTGGCGACTGCCTCAGATTGACGACGAACTTGCTCAGGTACAGCCATAGAACGCTCCTCTCGGTATGCGTATGGTTAAACGGCGGCTATCTTTTTCTAGATTCTGCTGCCATATCAGGGGCATTTTGCACTAGTTTATATATCTCTGTCAACACTTGGCAACGCCCTTGAGCCAAGTGGACAGCATCTGGTCCAACATATGGTAGCTGATCTATCTCCCGCTGACGCCACTCGGTTATCCATTCAAGGATCGCCGGATGTGAACGAGAGATAGAAGCCCACTGTTGGAGAAGTTCTGGGGTAGGGCGAATCACGCACCACCACCTTGCGGTCTAGCAGTAGCAGCACTCATGCCGCCCGCTGGATTCCCTGCTTGATCGAGTGTCGCTCCCTGTGGCTGTTGCTGTGGCGCTGCCGCCTGCGCTGCCTGTTGCATCCGCTGAGTATTACTCAGCCGCTCGCGTGAAGGAACGATTTCATCGACCGGCATCTGAAGCCCCTTAGCGATCTCACGGAGAATCGCAGCGCGGCCATCTTTGCCGATGATGCTCATATCGACCTCATTGCCAGTGGCGTTGAGGAACTCGACACGACGCATATTGACAGTCTCCTTGACTGCCAGATTAACAGCACCACGTGGAATAACTTGAGCGTCACCCTTGATCGACTCATCCGCATCGTAGCGCATATTGTATACAAACTGGCGCTCAACAATCGGCATGATAATGTCGTTGTCGATGTGCATCACAACCTGACGGATACCCTTACCAGCTGAACCCATGAGCATGGACAGTCCCGATGCAGTACGACCTGCGCCCTTAACATCTACGTCTCCATAGATATAAGATGGGATACCAGAATGATCGTCAGCTAAGCGGCTAAACCGTTCATAAACAGCCATCAACGTATTGGCATTATCATTAGGCTGGTTGAAGCGAATAGCCGGGGCTGACCCACCTAATGGGTCGTTAAGGACTTGCCAAATTTTCCATGGGTGCATCTGGGTAATATCCTCGTTAGGAGGAATACGTTCCAGATTAACCTCGACCTGTGGGCCAGAAGCAATGCCCATGTTATTGACGAGCGCACGCGCCGCCGCATTACAGATATTTTGCAGGTCCTCAATGATCTCAGGAATACCACGCCCCCAGAATGATCCGGGGGTCTTAATGAACGACGTTTTCGCATAGGGCTTCTCGCCCAAAGGATCGTAGTTCAGAATAGCTTTGATGACATAGTTACCGACAAGCCAGATATTGGCGTCGTACTCACGTGCTTCGTCAGGCGCATCCTCTTCGGACATACCCCACTCGCGGAGCATAGCTCCACTGACTTTACCCCAGAACTCAAGGGCATCGAACATATCTGTCGGGCGCATCTCGGTATAGAACTTGCGTTCTTCTTCCTCGCGCTCCTGCTCAATCGTCTCCGCGACCCAAGATTGTCCCGGTCCGATCTCTAATACTTTACGAATGGCTTGGTCGTCATAGCCGGGACAGCCGATCAAATCAGATAGACCGGTCCGGGTAAGTTTATGGTGTTCAAAAATATATCCGTCGTTGATCCGGGTAATCCCCGGCTCTGGATAAATATTGAAAGGACTTACCCTCTCAAATTCCGGTGCAAGTCTCTCGCCCGCTTCGACAATAGTTTTACCGTCTGGACCTTTCGCCCAGCTAAGGTGTCGTTGGCGACGGACCACAGGACCTTTGATAAAAGCACAAGGGAAAGTAACAAGATCAGTGATGAACTCATTGAACGACTCCGGCCATCCCCCTTGAGCAAACTGATCTTCGATCTTAATCTTCATTTTGTCAACACGGATCTGTGCTGCCTCTAGAATCTTAAACCGATATTGCTGGGAGATAACCTCTTTTAATTCAACGAGTTCCGATTTAGACGGTGCAGCGCCTGTTGCCTGAATAACCGCCATAACTTCTTCAGCAAAGGCTGCTTGAAGCGCCGTGCTATCATCAGGCGACAAGTCTGGAATAGGCGTAGGAGACATATCCCACGGAGGAGACCCCGTTTCGAGCAGGATATCCCGCAGCCAGCTTTCAGCCGCACGGCACTTTACTTCCGTGAGCATCATGTAGACTTCGGACCCGCCCTGATTCTGGATCGCGTTTAACTTATCTGCCTCATATTCGCCATTGCGCTGCCGCATGGCACGTAGCATGATGTGGTTAATCGGCTCTCGCGCTATGCGCGCTGCATCCCAGCAGCGTTTAAGATACGCAGATAGTCCAAGGATTACCGAATCCTGCTGCCGTGCCTGAAGTTCTTGTTCCATGCGTTCGCGTTCAGCTTTATCAAGCTGTTCGCTACTGACAACACGAAGGAGAGTTAATCCGGCCATTGAATTTATTATTACTCTTTAGGCGTCTGATCGTCAACGGCCTGTTTTTGAATCGCTGCAATGAGTTCAACGACTTCAATATAAGGACGTTGGCCTAAGACGTTCAGAATGTAATTCCACTGTTGCGGTGTCAGTTCGATCTTCATAGCCCTAACAATTCTTTCAGTTCTGCCACGCTCAACCCCGCCGCCGCGAGCTTCTCTTGTGGCGTTAGTGGAGCTGGTTCTGGTGGTGGGACGTATGGGTTGGGTGTGTTGCCTTCGTCGATCCAATCTTGTATCACTTCAACAAAACAGCTTTCTTGACGGCCATCAGGCCATTCGCGCCAGACGATAGTGTTATCAGCATTAGCGTATTGCCAAATCGGATCACTCATAATTCGCATCCTGTAAATAACAACTGACCAGACGCAGAATTAAAATATATCGCTCCGCCCTGACCGGCTGTAGCACCTGATATAGTTCCAGTTATAAATCCTGTAGTAGAACTACTAGCAGAACCGAAGGTAACCGCACTAAACGTCGGCGTTGCAGCGGCTGACGTTAAGGTAAAATGTGTCGCGTTAGAAACGGTTATTCCTGTTGGTGCGACACGAGCTACAACAGGAAATGAAAATGTAGCGACGACGGTAGTAGTTGCCGTTGTATACGCAGGCGCAAGACCGTTAACAGTAGAAGCAGAATTATAGGCAGGCAGATACCGCTGACACAGCGCCAACTCCTGCCCATACTGCCTGCGCTCGAACGGCGTGGCGACTGAGCCGACTTCTAGCTGGACGCCGGTGATGCGAAACGAAGCGTTTGCCGTTGTCGATCCAATAGCAACACCCACGCCATTAGCGGAACCGGAAGGCATAGAGGAAATAGTGAATGTGTAACGTGTCCAGCTAGACGATAGAGAACTTGTAACAGTGGTTACAGGGACAATGTCAGTGACAGCAGAAAAGTTATCCGCCGCATTAGCATAGTAGACTGTGTAGAATAAATCGTTTGAGCCGGATACGTTCTTTACCCAAAACGACAATGTTGCCGCGTTTCCAGAAAGTCCTACACAGTTCACGCTTTCAATTCTTTGCCGAACCTGTGCATAGACTGAGCCGCCAGTGCCAGTGACAGTCGCGGATGCTGCATAGCTAGAGTTAGGCGTATCAGTGCTTTGGGCCAAAGTTGCCGCACCGGACGAAACAAGGTTCCATCTATCTAGCGTATAGATGTCGTTACCAGAGAACGAAGTGCCACGCTGTGCCACTTTGAAATCGCCATTGATGATGCGGTTCCGCAGGAAGCTAGAACCCATCGCCAGCGTATTGCCGACAGTCGCGTTGCCAGCCGTGTCGAGCGTGATGTTTGCTGTAGAACTGGAAGCGTTCTGGATCGTGTCGCATTTGAGTGTAGCGGCCATTGGATTTATCCTTGCGGCAGAGCGTTAGCCGCTATCTGCGCGTTGTAAGCGTCAATCACTTCCTGTGTCCATGCTACGGTGCAGATAGCAGCTACGTTTGCTGGAACGCCTGTCAAATCCTGACCGGGCGTCAGGCTGGAACGATGATACGATTTGGCGATTTCAACGCCATCACGAGAAACGGTTGTAGCTTCACGATAGAATATCGCGCCGTCGCCAATGACAGTTATTTGATCTACGATTTTGGTTTCAATCAAGGCCATTTTTGGCTCCTTTACGAGACAGGGTATGTAATTTCACAAAGCCAAGCATAGCCTGTAACAAACGGTGTTCCCCCGTCATATTTTGCTGCATAAATCTGTGTAGAGGATACAGGAGCTAAACCGCCGCTTATGCCTGACACGGCGTTTTCTCGCATAACGCCAGCGGAATTGTTTGTCGCTCCCGGCCCTATTCCGGCTGGAATATTGGATATAATAGCGACACTGCTTGCAGTCCCCGCATTTACAATCGTAAAAATACACCGCAAAGAAACAAGATTGCCAATCTTAGTGTATGATCCACTTGCCGTATAAGATGTTAATGACCCACTTAAAGGAGCGATTGTAGGTGTCCAAGTTCCTTCTTCATAATCATCAAGCGTATTGGCGTCAGTAGCCGAGACTTGCGTAGCTGGGAACGTAATGCCGGACTTTAACTGCAACACGCCGCCATTCGCGTTTGCAGATGTTACGCCAACAAGTAGGTTTTGGTTAGTATCGGCTCGGAAAGCCTCAGTGCCATTTGTCGCAACCGCAGCAATGCCAGCAGACGGAAAGAAAACGCCAGTATCCGTATCGCTACCGCGAGCAGCAGGAGTGCCTGCGGAGCCGTCAACGCCAGCAATGCCGGTTGTGCCATTAAGAGTTAGCGGCATGTGTTACGTTCCCGATGTCGAGGCAAGCAGATAATAAGTCGTGCCGCCTATGTTAATTGCAATTTTGTTGGTGACGGTATTCGTCGTCGAAGAACTGACACCAGTTGATGCCAGCACGTTGCCAGTCGCAGCCGGAAGCGTCAGCGTGTTCGTGCCAGCTATAGCCGTAGGCGTCAGCGTAATCTGACCTGAAGTTGCGCCCTTGAGGACTAAATCACCCATTAAACAATGCTCCACACAGAATCAGTGCTAACTGTAACGGTAATGCCAGCATTTACAGTGACGGGGCCACCTGACAAGCCATTAGAGCCAGTAGGAACCGTAAAATCTGCCGATACAGCGTTTGCGTTTAGAGATATGCCATTAGTCGATGACGTGGCAATAGCCGACAATATGCCGGTGCTAGGCGTATAGTTATACTTTGGATTCGACGTGTATATCGTCGATAGCGAACCAGTCGTAGCCGCAGCAAAGAGCGGATATAGCGCCGTTGCGGTAGTTGTATCACTCGCAGCCGTAACACCTAGTGCAGGTGTTGACCAAGACGTTACGCCAGAACCATCCGTCGTTAGAACTTGCCCATTGGTGCCGCCAGTTGACGGCAGTTTCATCGTCCAAGTGCCTGCCGCATCCGCAACTGACAAAGACACAGTGCCAGATGTTGTGCCTTTAAAGTTCGCAATACCTGTGGCAGTAGACGTAACGCCGAGCGTTATATCGTCGTTAAATGTCGGGCTGTTCGAGAAGACCAGCGAGCCTGTGCCTGTCTCATCAGTAACAGCGGCAGCAAGATTAGCTGACGAAGGCGTTCCTAAGAATGTGAGGATGCCTGTGCCAGTTGTTGTGGTTGAAGGCGCTACGCCTGCGCCGCCGCCGATAACAAGAGCACTCGCTGTAAGAGCCGCCGAAGATGCGAGAGTGCCGGTCGCGCTATAGTAAAGAACGCCACCAGATGTTCCGCTTGTCAGCCCTGTGCCGCCAGATGCAACAGCTAATGTAGCCGATAAGCCAGCAGCCGTTCCTGTCGTATTTTGATTAAACGTGGGCCAAGTAAATGTGCCTGTAGAAAAATTACCTGACGTAGGTGTTCCTAAAACAGGCGTTGTAAATGTAGGCGATGAAAGCGTCGGAGAAGTCGCTAGGACAACATTACCTGTGCCTGTGGTTGCAAGTTCACCAAGAACGCCAGCGTTATCATAAAGAATACGCCCCGACGTGCCGCCTGTGATCGCAGTTGTGCCAACTGTCAGACCCGACGCAACCGTCGTCCATGACAGCGCGCCAGAACCGTTTGTTATCAGAACTTGACCATTTGTGCCGTCAGCCGTTGGCAGCGTATAAGTAACCGCAGCGGAAGCGTTGCCACCTTGAATCGTTGTCGCATTGGCGCTTAAGGCGTTATAAAAAGCTATCTTGCCTGTCGTGGCAGACGCTACACCAAGGGATAGAGCTGCGGTGGCTTTATCAAAATTAAAGGCCGCGTTACCGGCCATGCTGCCAGCGTCATTAAACTGAACATTCTTATCAACACCTGCGGCGTTACCCGCTGCGCCACCCGCCGATGCCCATGATGTATTACCGAGGCCATCAGTGACGAGCACATAACCAGATATACCATTTGATGCTGGCAACTGGAATGTTGTTGTCCCTGCGATAGCAGCCGCTTTTACTGTTACTGTACCTGACGTAGAGCCAATAAAAGTCGCTGTGCCAGTGAGTGTAGGCGAGCCAATCGTTGGACCTGTACCAAATACTAAAGCCCCAGCGCCCGTTTCATCCGTGACAGCCGAACGGAGATTCGCGCTCGATGGCGTCTCCAAGAACGTCGCAACACCTGACCCAAGGCCGTCAACGCCTGTGCTAATAGGTAATCCCGTCGCATTTGCCAATATCGCTGAAGATGGGGTGCCAAGAGCAGGTGTAACGAGTGTAGGGCTGTTTGATAAGACAATGCTGCCAGAACCAGTGACATTCTGCCCAAGAGCCGTGGCGACACCTGTGCCGAAAGATGTGATGCCCGTGCCGCCATTAAGAACCGGCAATACACCTGTGACACCAGTTGTAAGCGGGAGGCCCGTGACATTGGTCATCGTGCCGCTGGATGGGGTGCCTAATGCACCACCAGAATAAAGAAATGTACCGCCGCTACCGAAGTTAACAGAGACACCGTCATTACCATTCAGCGTAATTGTGTTGTTAACTGAAAACGTCTTGCCTGCCGCAATAGAAATCGTGCCGTTCGAGCCAAATACAAAGTTCTTTAAGTATTGCGAGGTGACATAATAGTTCTGCCCAGACCTAGCAATGGGGATAGCATCGGCAGCTTGAGAAGAGCCGCCGTCTTCAAGTTCAGAAATCTTAAGATCGGTCATACAAAGAACCTCTAGGCGCTACCTGAGCATACCGTAGAGAACTCAGATATGCAAACAAAAAACCCCGGCGGCACAAGGGGGAGGAAACACCGCCGGGGTGGAGTTTAGACTAGAGGCAATGAACAACCGGGAGGTTCGTTCACCACTGGTGATAACATGAGTTAAACCGCCTGTCTACTAAGCGCTGCGTAACGCCAGCGTAAAGTCAACATTGTCGCTCGTGCCACCGGACACCGTCGGCTTAATGTACACAGCGTAGATATTGATCTGCTGGAACTGTGCCGTAGATGTAGCCGACACCGTCGTGCCGCCTGAGTCTTTGAGGTCCGTCCATGTCGTCCCATCGTTGCTGTACTGCAACTTGGCCGTCGCCCCACCAAACGTCCCGCCAATCAGCAGAGACGCAATGGACCCGCTGGGCACAGCGAACTTAAGCGGCGTATCCGTCGAGGTGGTGATGCCCGTCCACTTGACAGTAGGCACACCTGCAACAATCGACACAACTGGTGATATATCAGCCATTTACAACTCCTTACGTCCACCCTGCAGCCATCGCAGGCTTAACTTCCCTCCGCGCCAACAACGTCCCGCCATCAGCCACTTGAGCTATGTGGAGCATGAGGTACTGTAATGCCTCAGCCACGTGGGAGTGCGCGTTCTTATCAATGACCCCGTCACCCTTGGGCTTGTAGCGATACCCGCCCATCATGGCCGCTTTAAGGTGTGTGCAGCGTGGGTCAACGAGAAACGCCGGGTCGCCATCTACTTGGCGCATGAGATAGTCATCGACCGCGTTTATGCGCGCCGCAACGGAGTTGGTCCGCGCTGGCATAACCTTAAGCCCCTCAGCCTTGATGATGTCCACCGCGCTGCGTTCGTCAGTCTGTGCTCTCTGCGTCCCTGCCGGATCGACCACAACAAACACAGGCGCACCAGAAAACTGTTCATAGAGCAACGGCTTGAGCACGGTCCGAATGAAGCGTTGAACCCCCATGTCGAAGCTGACTGCTTCAGCAAATATCAGTGCGCGCCCGCGCGGGTCTTGCTGTCCAATGACGGCGGCAGGTGTGAGTCCAAGGTCCATTCCCACAATGATTGGGCGAACTCCGTTGGTAATGTGACGGAGTCGAGAAGTGGCCATATGATAGTCTGCTCGGAAGTATTTGTAAACAGGAAGACCTGCACTGGATAGTCCGTACTCTCCGTCAATATAAACCCTAATGTATTCATCGGACCGACCCTGTGTATCATAATACCCGTCGGGCAAATTTTCGATGTTTTCGGCATAGGGGCTGCGTCCTGACGGTTGCTTAAACACATCCCATCCGTTGTCGTTGGCGCTGACGCCATCGGCGGGACTAAGGTGCTCAAGCTGGTAATACCACCATGTATCCATGGTCGGCGGGTTGGTGTCGCCCCACATCCCATGCCACGTGGGACCACCGTCTTTCTTGGAAGGGAAACGTCCAATGCGTTTAGACATCGCATCGACGATGTCTGGGTGGATGTCCCGGCACTCGTTAAACCACGCGCCAGTAAGCTCAAGAGAATTGAGGTTAGCCACATCATCGGCGTCATCCAGCGCACGAAACATGATCTCACTCTCGACATCGCCCACCCTGAAGAAGTAAGTCTTGGTCGTCCGCATGTAGTCGCCACACACACCCGGCGGGAACCAATCCAGAAACGTCTTGATCGTCGTGTCCTGAAGCTGCCTCGCCGTCTCACGCACCACAGCGAAGCGGGTCTTGCG